CCAGCGTATTGTAGTAGCCCTGCATGTCCGCCAACGGTGCGCCCATCTGCATAAGCATCTCTTGCTTCTGCGCGACTTGGCCCAAGAACGCCATCTTTTCTTCGTTGCTGCCCGTGCCAAGAGCGACATTGACGATAACGTCCATGTTTGCGTCCCACACACGCGGATCAATCGGTACAAAATTATTACGCAGACGCACCATGCGCGGAGCATCTTGGTTCTTGGAAATAAGTTGCAACGACTTCTTGAACAGACCCTTCATGCCTGTCTCGGCGAAGATGCGGCAGATCAGTTCGATATGTTGCGCCGCAGCAGTAATCGTAGCGGCAACAGCAGCGCGGGTCGAAGACTGAAGCGCATTAGCATCCAGACCAGCCGCAGCCTTCGAAATACCTGTGCGGTTCTCGCGCAGTTCGTCCATGTAGGCTAACATCGGGAATGCTTGCTGCCCGACGAACGGCATCGTGAACGGCTGCACCATACCCGGTGCGCGCATACGGATGATACCGCCAACTTCGGTGTTCATCACGTCTTCAAGATTGACTTGGCCTTCGACAACGCCCGTGCGTGGGTGGATCGACTGGGCCAAGCTGTCCAACGTATTACGCAGGATGTTCGACTTGATAAGCTGAATGTCCATCGTCACGTCGGCGATAGACATACCGAAGAATGTGTGCGGCTCTGGATCGGGGCAGAAGTCCACGAACGGGATAAAGTCGCAGGGTTCGTAGTGAAGTATCTTGTTGGCCGTGCCAGCAACGCAGACGCGGCAAAGTTCCGCGATCCCGTCGCCATCCATGTCAACATACACATAGCCCTCGATGTAGAGAACTTTGCGAGATGTCGTATCTGTACGGCCGGTGATTTGAACGAAGGCTTGTGGGTTACGGTCAAAAGTTTCTTCGTTGCCTTCAAAATCGTCAAGCGTTTCAAAGCCAAGGTTCTCAACTTCATCCCACTCGTAACCCATCGCCACAAGATCGGACACGGTGACGTAACGGCGATGCGCTACAAACTCAGCCGTCTCAATAGAGCGCGCACGGCGGTCAATCAGAAACTCTTCGGGCGGGACGGACTGGACACGCAGACGGCCCTTCTCAACCGTGCGGACAACGGTGCAGTCGTACATCGCGGGCTGGGTCTGGCCCATCATGCCCATTGGCGTTTCGACCATCATCTCGCCGTAACTGATCTCTACGTCCTTAACTTCGACGGTAGGGTCGGACTGAAGGACAGAGAACGCAGCCTCATCTAGGCCGGTGAAATAGTGGGTCGTGACATCCTTATCGGTATCCCACCAGACTTTCATGATCCCGTTCTTGCGGATCAGGGCGTCCTTAAATGTGGAATAGCATTCGTTGAATAGGTTGTTATCGCGTGTCAAACAGTAGTTGACATAATCCGTCGCCTGCTGCGCGTTTTCAACATCTTCCGGGCCATTCGGCGCAAACTCAACGACGTTGTTCGCCGCGAAAAACACCTTCATAATCGACGGCATCATGGCCTGCACGGTATCGCGCACGTCCATTGAGATTGCCTGAGAACGGCCTTCCTCTTCGTTTCCGAAGGGTTCGCCTTTATAATACTGGCCCGCAAGCGCACGCTCCGGGCTGATTACGTCGTCGATATAATCCTGTGCGTCATCAATCTCGGCGATGATGATATTCTGAAGTTCTTCTTCAGATACAGGCTCTTCAACCTGTTCGTCTTCCATCTCTGGTTCTTCAATGGAAATTTCCGTCCCATCGGGAAGTTCCATCTCAGTTTCTTTGGACATGTCTTCGCTGTCGCCGTTTTCGGAGTTGGCGTTAGGAACCCCGGTATCCTGATACATACCTTGGTTCTTAGCCATCTCGGCCTTGGTCGGCTTACGGTTATTGCGATATGCCATGTTTTAGCCTTACTTCTTTTTGGACTTACCAGCCTCAGACAAGGCGATAGCAATCGCCTGCTTGCGGCTTTTGGCCATAGGAGCCTTTGCCGGGCCTTTAGGGTTTACGCCAGCATGAAGTGTGCCGCGCTTAAATTCGCCCATGACCTTAGCCACCTTCTTGTTGGCTGCGCTCATTTTCTTCATTTCTTTTTACCCTTAGCAGTTTTTGCAGCAGCTTTAAATGCTGTCGCAGTTGGAGCACCCTTCGTCCCCGGCTTGCGCATTGTTTCGCCAGAGCCAGCTTTGATCCGCGCCTTCTTTGCTGCAATATTCGCATAGAGGCCCATCTTCATTTTGACTTCCCTTTGTTTCGAGCGGAGATTGCTTTGGCTTTCGACTTCGCGTCTGTTTTAGATGACGCACCCCACGCTTGCAGCGATAACAGGAGGCGGGTTGGCTTTCCCTTCTCATCGCGCTCCGGACCGGGCATATTGCCCATGCGTGCTAAGAATGATGCCCTCCGTGGGTTATCACCAGATTTAACAGGAGCCTTTAAGTTGGCCCCTTCGGTCTTCTTGAAGTGGCTACGCCCCGCTTCATTGAGGCCGCCCTTCGGGTTCTGATAACGCTTTGCGACCATGCAATCAAACCTGTTTCTTTGGCGTGTAAGCCCCGCGCTCACTCAAGTACACGATGGCCCGATAAAGAATGTCCGTACTTTCTCGCGCGTGCCCCAAGACTAAATTACACTTTGAACAGAGTATGCCGCGTACCTCACCCGTCTCATGGTTGTGGTCAACGACAACTGATCTCTTTGCTGTATACTCTAATGCGTGAGATATTTCTACCTCACAAATGGCGCAAGTGAAATTCTGATGGGCGAGGATCGACTGGTACTCATCGGGGCTAAGTCCGTATCGCTGCTTCAGGTTATGAGCGCGATGGAAATTTGGGCGTGAGGCTCTGAAGATGCGCTGTTCTTCGCGCAAGCAAGACTTGCAGGCGCGCTTGTACGAATAAAAGCTGTCAGTCGGCCGTTCTTCGCCGCATCTGGGACAAGTCTTAGTTTCCAAGGGTACGCTCCCTGTGGATAACTATACACTAAAGTTTAGGGAAACGCAAAAAACGGGGTGGCGGCGTTTCGAACGAAGAAGGAGCATCATCTCGTTCAGTCGCTATTATCGGCCCAGCCGCGCACACCCCAGTCTGCCCAATGATGCCCGGTAGGAGAGGGAGAGAGAAACCTACCGGGCGTTCACTATTTATATATTTACAAATAAAATGTCAAACGATGCCCCGTATATTTCGACGCAACGCACCCGTCTTGTTGGCCATCGAATATCCGTGCATTATAGTTGACAGGTCTGTGGCCAGACACAGGCAGAGAGCGTCCGCTTTATCTGGCGATGGAAGGCCGCGCTTCTTCATGCTTTCCTTACTCTCGACTTGCATCTTGCCCGACGACGTAAAGGTGTAGCGCGGTGACGCCAACTCGGCGAACAACTGTTCATCCTTCGGTATCTTTACATCGCGGTTGCCAAGCCACGCTTTACATTTGAACCACAATTCGGCGCGTAGGTTGGCGTAAGTCCCTTTCAGCGCGGGGCTTTCCGCGACGTTGATCCCACGCGCTGGCAACCCCAGTTCGCGCAGACGATCCAGCACACCCGCTCCCAACCCAATGCTATCAACTAATATCTCGACGGGTTGTTCCGACGGCGGCAGCGCCTCATACTCGGCTACGACTGCGCCGGTAAGCTGCATCAGGTCGAGACCTTTCCAAGTCTGTATCTCTTCAACAACCGGGCCACGACGTTTGGCCAACGCGGAAGCGTCCGACCCCATACGCGCAACATCGAGACCCCACACGGCCTTGGTTGAATTACTGATCTTGATCTCGCGGTTCATGGCGCTGTCAATCAACTCGACGGGAATGACCGTATCTTCTTCACGCGGCGGGAAGTTACCAAGAACACGGACGTGGTAGGCGGGGCTATCTTCGCCGTAACGTAGCTGCATTTCCCGAACGAACGCATCGGATACTCGCGGGCTGTCGAGGCAACTAACGTGAAAGGTTTTCCACTCGCCTTTAAGGCGATTATGCGTGTCGTAGAATAGACCGCTGTTCCGGGTGGGGTTGCCAAGCAGGAGCGTGGTCGCACTATGGCCTGACATAGAACCGGATGCGGCTTCGAACACACTTTCTGGAATACCCGACGCTTCGTCAGCGACAAGCAGTACGTTGTCGGCGTGGATACCCTGCAACGCTTCTGGCGTTTCAGCGCGGCTCGTTCTGGCGGAGATAAAGGCTTCACTGGCGGCAGCTTTCAATTCGATACGGTCGGTCTTTACTTCGACCAAGACTTTAAGGACATCGGGCAGTTCGTTCACCCATCGCTTCAGTTCCGCGAACATCGCATCGAACAACTGAGCAGATGTCGGCGC